CAGTAGTGGAGATTCCGCAAAGATAACATCAGAAGGTAATAACTCTGTGGTTATGGCAGCAGGCTGCAATTCAATAGCAAAGGCAAAAATCGGTAGTTGGATAACATTAGCCGAATGGATTAGAACTGATAAAGCAAATGATAGTGGTAATTATATATGGATTCCTAAGTGCGTAAAAACAGAATATGTAGACGGAGAACGTATCAAAGAAGATATATTCTATAAATTAGTTGATGGCGAATTTAAAGAAGTAGAAAGCGAGGATTAATTATGGCAGAGAATACAGCAGTTGCGGAAAAGAAAGAAGCTGAAAGCAGAGAGCTTGTAGCAAAAGATTTTACAGAGGGAATGGTTGTAAAAATTAAGCAGAAAGAGAAATTTGGCTTAACATTTCCTAAAGATTATAACTACACAAACGAGCTTATGTCGGCAATGCTTATCTTACAGGACACACAGGATATGAATAAGAAGCCTGTATTACAGAGTTGCACAAGGGCAAGTATTGAAAATGCACTTATCGAAATGGTAACAGACGGATTATCAATAAGAAAGAAGCAGTGTTACCCAGTCGCTTATGCGGGTAAATTAAGCTGTCAGCCGTCTGTTTATGGTGCAACTTGTCTTGCTAGAAGATATGGGCTTAAAGACATTAATGCATCAGTTATTTATAAAGGGGATGTATTCAAGTACCATAAAGAGGATGCAAAGACAATTATTGATTGCCACGAACAGAGCTTTGAGAATATCGACAATGACAAGATTGTTGGTGCTTATGCAGTAGCGATTATGGGAAATGGTGAGAAGATTGCAGAAGTTATGACTATGGCGCAGATAAAGACAGCTTGGAAACAGGGATACGGATATAAGGAGACCGGAAACGGAGTTCATCAGAAATTCGCAGACCAAATGGCTATGAAAACTGTTAAAAATAGACTTCTCAAAGCTATCAACAATACTCATAGCGGTTTTGGCAAAGAAGATGATTATGAGGAAATCAGCCACGATGAAATGCTTGAACAGGATGTTGCCTACGACATTGAGCAGAACGCAAACACAGTAGATTTTGACGAGGACAACATAATTGATGTAGAGCCGACCGACACAGCCGACAAGCAGTCAGAGGAACTTCCACCATTCATGCAGAGTGAGGAGAGCTGATATGAGAGTAATTTCACAGGACGGAACACTTGATATGCCATATGAAGAGGTGATTATTCAGAGATTCAAGTCAAGAATTTATTTTCTGAATAAAAACTTAACAGGCGTTGAGTCGCTTAGTGATGACATGCAAATTGCTGAATATTCCACCGAAGCAAAGGCAATTAAGGCTATGGAAATGTTGAGAGAACATAATGAGGGTGTAATTTTTCTCAAAACAATAATAAATACCGAAAAAGGTACTACGTTCGTAAGTAGTTTGTCGAAAACTGATTTTAACAAGCTGACGCAGAATTACTTCCAGTTCCCACAGGACGATGAAATCGAGGTGTAAATATGGATGAAGAATGGAAGTGGATAAAAGGCTTTAAGGGGCAATATCAGATTTCCAATTACGGAAGAGTAAAGAGTTTTAAAAAGACAGAGGGCGGATATATTCTATCAAATCAAAATGCAACAGGAGATTATCTTCGCATTGTTTTAAGAAATTCTGTAACTAACAAAAAGAAGTCAATAGCAATACATCAATTGGTTGCAGAACATTTTATAGGAGACAGACCGCAAGGATATCAAGTACACCATAAAGACGGAAATAAGCAAAACAATATCGTTTCAAATTTGGAATATATTCATCCAAAGAAGCACAGAAAAGAAACGGAAAAAACGCATCCACAAGTGGTTACAGGAATTGTTAATTATAACAAATATGAGAAACCAAGAAAAATATGCCAATACACTAAGGATGGAGTATTACTTGCTACATATGTAAATGGAGAAGTTGCAAGTAGGATGACAGGAATATGTCAGAGGAATATTTTACAAGTAGCCAATAAAGAACCTTTTAATAATAAAGGCGGTATTAGAAAACAGGCGGGCGGATATATTTGGAAACTTGCAGATGAAAGTGAGGTGATGTAATGCTCAAATTGAAATGTTGCGGAACTGGAAGTAAAGGAAATTCTTATGCTCTTATGTCGCAAAACGAAACACTTATTCTTGATGCAGGAATGGGGATTAAAGACATAAAAAAGATGTGTGATTGGAATGTAAAAAATATAGTAGGTTGCCTTATTTCACACGAGCATTATTGACGACCATTCAAGGTCATTAAACGATTTTAAGTCAATGGGAATACCAATACTTGCCCCATATTTAGACGATAGCCGTAAATCAATGAACATGGGCGAGTTTACAGTAAAGCCTTTTGATTTAACAACAATAGACGGAAATTGGACACACACAAATGCAAATGGCGAGCCTTGTCCGATATTCGGCTTTCTGATTACTCACAAGGAAATGGGGAGAATGCTTTACATTACCGATTGTGAGGTCGTCAAGTGGAAGTTTAAAGACATAAACCACATTCTCTTAGGTGTGAATTATGACAAGGATTTAATCGACAGAGACACAGGTAAAGCTAATCACGTTTTCAGAGGTCACTTAAGCATTGACACGGCTTGCGATTTTGTTAAGGCAAATTATTCAGACAGCTTGCAGAACGTTATAATGTGCCATTTATCAAGTGAAAATTCTGATAGAGATAGTTTCATCGAGAAGATGAAAAAAGTCGCTTATGGGGCAAATGTAGATGTTGCAGAGCGTAATAAGGAATGGCTACTTGCTAATCCTAATGAGTGCCCTTTTTAAAAATTAAACAGACAGGAGAAAAATAATGAATATTGTAACACTTTTAGGACGATTGACACGCGATCCGGATATTAGATATACACAGGGTGAAAATGCAATGGCAATAGCAAGGTTTACACTTGCCGTTGATAAAAATTTTAAAAAGAAAGACGATAAGGCGAATTTCATTAACTGCGTGGCTTTTGGCAAGATTGCTGAAACAGTAGAGAAGCACGTATTTAAAGGCTCAAAGATAGCAGTTATCGGTGAGTGGACTACAGGTAGTTACAAGAATAAAGATGGAAACACAGTCTACACTAACGATTGCAACATATCTAAGCTTGAGTTTTGCGACAGTAAAAATTCAAGTGGCAGCAGCGCAGAGCCACAGCCAAAACCCGATGATGGCTTTATGTCAATTCCTGATGGTATTGACGAGGAATTACCATTTAACTAATAGCCGGTTGATTACAGGACAGTCAAATAATGGCTGTCCTAGAAAGGGAAAATAATGGATTATACAAACGAAGTATTTGCGAACATTGCAAAGGAAATAGCTGACCGGAAAGAGTATGTAATTACAAGAGCGTTTACATCGCAGATTGCAGAATTATTACAGAAAAATGGCATCATACCGATATGCAGTGAAAGATACATAAATCTTAACCCTGATGTGCCGAATTACAGTTCTGTCAGAAGAGTCACTGTTTCGTTTGATAAGCTTGATTGCACCAAGCATGACCGAGAAGTTAGAAAACAGGCATACAGAGATTTTATCAAGGAATTTGAGGATAGAGTTAATTCAAAAGATATATCTGAAAAACTCTTTGAAACTGAATGTATATTATTGGAGCGTGATAAGAATGAGATTAATTGACGCGGATGCACTAAAGAAAGATTTAGAATCGGTTACTTTAAGCAATGGAACTTTGCTCAATACAAATACAGTATTGCTATTACTGGATAAATATCCGACCGCCTATGATGTAGACAAGGTTGTGGAGCAGTTAGAGAAAGAAAAGAATCCGAACTACAGAGAGGATGGAAGTCTGATGGGGGAAAGAGAAGCGATTGAAATTGACAAGGCAATCGAGATAGTAAAGGCAGGTGGCAACACTTGAATTATCAGAACATAGCGAGAGCCAAGGCGATAGAACAGGAGAATAAAAAGCGACTATTGAAGCTCAATCCAAAGCTGAATGACAGGAGTGGGATTTACTTCCTACTCCGAGAAGATGAAAACGGATTTAAGTATGCGTATATCGGACAGGCGGTACATACACTTAGCAGATTGGCAAGCCACCTTGTAGGCTATGAGCAGCATATAGACCTTAGTTTACGCAAACATAAGCTATACGACAAAGAGAAAAATCCTTATGGTTGGCGAGTTGAATTTCTGAATTTCCCCGAAAGCCAACTTGACGAGAAAGAGAAGTATTACATCAAGTTATATGCTGATAAAGGTTATCAGCTTAGGAATGTCAGTATAGGTGGCCAAGGAGAAAATCGTGCTAGCGGTTCAATAGGCGAGAGAAAAGCACCTAAAGGCTATATGCAAGGCATACAGCAAGGCAAAAAGGTGTTAGCGAGGGAATTATCATCTATCGCGGAAAAGCACCTTATAATCCGCTTAAAGCCGGAAAAAGAGCACAACAAAGTATCGCAGAAACAGTATGAGAAATTTATGGGTTTGTTGAAAGAGGGTGAAAGTGATGAGCAGTAAGTTATACAAAATACCACATTTTAATTCTTACGATGATATAAGAGCTGAAATGCAAAACGATTTACAGTACAGGCTTGCGAATAGGGCAGATAAAACATCTCTTGGCAGACCTTTATATTATCGAATAAATGTACAGTTGATATTAACGCAGGAATGTCCTTATAACTGTCCGTTTTGCTTAGAGAGAAAGAACCCTATGCAAGGCGATAATAATTTTAAGGCACAGATTGAGTCGTTAAAAAAGATATTGTTGGAACACCCCAATGCAAGGCTCACAATTACAGGCGGAGAGCCGGGGCTATATCCTAACCATGTTTCAGAACTTATTGATACATACAAAAAGCATAGTAACAATGTATTTTGTTCAATCAATACTACTGGATATTCAAAGGAACTTAACGGATTAGCACATATCAACTTATCATATAACGATTATGTGCATAAAAGCCCT